TCAGAGCAACATTGTTCGGATCTTTTACGGTAATGCCTTTGTCCGAGCACTCGATCTGATATTTGTTGCCTTCAATGGTGTGAATTTGACCATCGGCGATCAGCGCGCCCGCGCCGCCAATGCCCGAGATTTTAAAGGTCACCGCGCCGCAACCTCCACTGCGGCACACATTCGCGGATCTAGATTGGTCGGAGGATCGTGTCACTCAGTTACTTGATCTTTGGTTTAAGGGATCGTCCGCGCAACAGATTGCGGATATTTTTGGAGACTGCACCCGCAATGCCATCATCGGTCAGGTTCATCGGCTGCGTGTCGCCGGGAAATTGAAATCGCCCGCATGAAAGCCAAGATCGCCTATCTCACCAGCCCGGCGCCGAACACCTACCTGCTCAATTTCCAGCTTGAGCACGGAATAGAGCAGAGCATTGAAATATCCCAAGGCCATCTCGCCAATATCATCATTGATGGCGCGTCCTTTGCGTTGCGTAAACAGTTCAATCACCGCGTTCCCGACCTCCAACCCGAGAGCGCAAATAATGGTTCACCTAGCCACAGAACTTGCGTCTAAACCTATCGGTCACCCCGCGCCTGAGACTGCATCACCATCGGCGAAGCATACGGCGGGACCGTGGGTTGTCGTCTATTCGGAGCGTAATGGTGCAGCCCTCAGGATCGACGCGCCCAACGACAGGGGCGTTCCTGGTGCGGCTGGCTCAGTCGTGCGGCAGAACGGCATTGGCATTCCAGCATGCCCCATTGGGCTGGCAAACGCCCGTCTGATCGCAGCGGCGCCAGAACTGCTGCGCTGCCTACAACAGCTTCACGACGATATTGCGGAATATGCCCAGATCAACAATCTCGGCGGCTACAACAACCACGTCATGAGGCAAGCCCGTGCGGCCATTTCTTTGGCGACCGGAGGCCAACAATGAACGAGCCTCAGGGACACAATAGCAAGGAACAACTCCGATCGATCATAGAGCGCGTGGAGCGCCTCGCGGAAGAAATCAAGGTTCTGCGTGACGACCAGAGCGACGTTTACAGGGAAGCCAAGGGCAACGGCTACGATGTGAAGGCGCTTCGTCAAATCGTCAGGATTCGGGCGGAAGACCCAAACAAGCGCGCCGAGCGCGAGACGATTCTTGAAACCTACATGCAAGCCTTGGGGATGATGTGAAACCAGGCCGATGGTGGCGGGCGCAGAACTCCTGCGTTGACAGCGCCAAACTTATCAAGCTGAACGACCGGGCTCACCGCAATTGGTTCAATCTCAATTGCGTGGCGAATGAGCATGGTGGGATTTTGCCTGACCTCGGGACCGTAGCCATCAAGTTGCGCATATCAGAGGCCCGCGCTGCGGCGGCAATCGCCGAACTGGTTGCGTTCAAGCTTTTCGACAAACGGGAAGATGGGAGTTTCGTTCCGCATGACTGGGAGCAATGGCAATACAGGTCTGACTTGGCCGACTCCACGAACGCTGAGCGGCAGAAAAAACTCCGGGCCAAGCGGCGTGACGAACTGAATGAGCTACGAGCGTTACGTGACAATGTTCGTAACGCACCGTTACGTAACGACACACGTAACGCCGTTACGACCGTTACTGCAAAACGGCCAGAAGCAGATACAGATATAACTACTACCGGTTATGAGGAGAGAGGGCTTGGCAAAGGGAATGTGACGAAGGGTCTCGGGGAAATCATCAAGCAGAAGGGCTGGGCATGAGCGAAGCCGCATCAATCTGGTTTTTCCTAAGCATTCTCGCAATTTGCGTGACGTGGTTCAAAATTGCTGCGCTTCCGCAGCGGCAAGAACCTTCGACGCCAGCGCGCGAAATGAAGTTCGTTTACAACGGCCAGCCCGTGAACGGCTCGCTTGAGCTTATCATTGATGGGAAGTCGAGCCATTTCAAACTGATTGATGGGAAAATCGCATGATCCGCGACCCCTCAGACGGCACGGTAAGAAATCCCCTCGGTGAAAGTCCGTTAAGCCATTCGGAGCAATCCGTTTGTGAGCCAAGGGCGCCAGTTTCCGGCTTGAGGGAGCCGAGCAGAAAATCCAGCTATCTCGCCCGTCTCGAAAGATCACGGGAATGGCTGAAGAACTATCATTCCAAATCCAGCGGGGAATCCCATGCCCAAGAAACATAAAATGGACCCCAAGCTGGTCAGCTCAGAAACCCATGAAGTGGCGTATCTGGCGAAGAAGCTGGGCGTATCCAGGAAAATCATTCGGGCGGCTCGCAAGAGTGTAGGCCGCAGCCGAACCAGGATCACGGCCTTTGTGAAGGGCTACACGGTGGGCACCGCATGACAGAGGAACTAACCATTCGCCAATGCGAGGTTTCCGACCTTATTGCCAAGGGCTGGACCAGCAAGGAGATCGCCAACAAGCTGGGTATCAGCCGCCGCACGGTGGAGGATCACCGCAGTGCGATCTTTGAGAAGCTAGGAGTTCGCAATGCCGTTGAACTCACCCGAAGAATGCTGGGGGCAGGATGACAAGCTATTGGGCTGTAGCGCAGACGGTTTCGAAGATGGAACACATTGTGCGCCGGGAGATCGAAAAAACCAACCACGGGGCATTTCTCCCCACCTGTGCCAAGCACTGGAAGGTGGACGGCCGGGCGTATGCCAAAGAATATCCGCTGTTGCTCGGCTATGTATTTTTTCTGACAAAGCCCGACGATTGGGCGGGTATCCCGGATATTCATGGGGTGTATGGCGTGCTGGCGGCTGACACCACCGATCCCTTTGGCAGGCCTGTTCGAGCCCCAATGCGAGTTACCGACGCGGAAATGGCGCGGTTGGTAATTGCTCATGCCGTGGGTGGCCACGACCGCGAGAGCGAAGAGAGATTCACAAAATACTATCGGCCGCCGACCAAGAAATCCATCCGCCATCGCGTTCGCCGCCCACGACCAGGTAAGCGAATCCGTAATATCCACGCGCAGTAATCATCACGTATATGCAAATCAGGAACAATCGGTCATTTCTCATGCGCCACAGCGCGATGTGGGTTTCTATTTTCCTTTCCGCGCCGGGTTGGTGGGTTGCTCTGAAAAACTGGTCAGAGCGCGACGGAGGTTTATGTCCTGAGTTTCAAATACCAGCGCTGGTACGATGAGCTTATGGATTGCGCGAAGGGCAGGGAAATTCCATCGTGCTATACCGAAGTGCATCACGTAATCCCGAGATCAATCGGCGGTTCTGACGCGCCGCAGAATTTAGTTCGCCTGACTTATCGTGAGCATTTTGTGGCTCACTGGCTGCTTACCAAGTTTCATCGTGGTGCAAACCTTCGCAAGATGCAGCGCGCGTTATGGGCGATGACCCTGAATCAACAGGGTCAAAGACTGGTCAGTGGTTGGCAATTTGAGGCGGCCAAGCGCGTTATCAGGGATTTGGAGCTTGATCCCGACCTTGAGCGTGAATGGTACGAACGATGGGCCGTAAGCCGCGCTGAATTTGTGAAACGTCGCGGTCGTTTGGTGAGAAAGTCGCGAAAGCCAAGGTCCGGTCAGCGCGGCAGGAATCAAAATTACGCCGCGGAGCATCGCACATGACCGCAACAATTTACCAATTCATCCCCCGCTCCACCAAGCGCAGGGCATCAATCATTCCCATTGAGATCACGGCCGCTGAAACTCTGAAGGACGTTTTGGGGACAACTACCTCCTCTGCGGAGGAAATACCTGTTCGGTTATCTGACAACGGAGAATGAGGCATGACGCCTAGTGAATTTAAGGCTTGGTTTGACGGCTTTACCGAAGCATTCAGCGGTTGCCCAACGAAGGCGCAATGGACGCGCATCAAGGCCCGTGTGGCGGAAATTGACGGCAAGCCCGTCACGCACACCATCTACATGGACCGGTATTGGCCACCGCTTATAACTGGCAATACGGCGCCAGTTAGGACTTGGACCACGACCTATTGTGGGGCCGCTGGTGGCGGAATAGCTACTTCCAGCGCGGGCAATCTGACTGCCCTTGAGTTCAACTCATCGCAAGCAATGGGCGACCTCGGGCGTGCAGAAGCGCAATCTCTGGCCGCATAGACGGTCAACAATAACCGAACAGGTCCAGCCTTCTCACAGCCGGTAATTGTCCATGAATAACAATTCCCCAGCCGAATACGTGAACCAGACGAAAGAACCGGCGTGAATGGCAGCTCCGATCGGCAATTCGTTTTGGGAGGCCCGTAGTTCGCACGGCCGCAAGCCGATCTTCGCAAGCCCTGATGAATTGTGGGAAGCCTGTTGCGAGTATTTCGGGTGGGTAGAGGCCAATCCGCTATACGAGGACCGACTCATAACCTTCCAAGGCGCTGCAACTCATGAGCCTGTTGCAAAAATGCGGGCCATGAGCGTCATAAGCCTTTGCATTTTCTTGGATATAGACGCAACGACATGGCGAGACTATCGGGAAAAACAAGATTTTTCCACCATCGTTGCGCGTGTGGACGAAATCATTCGGACGCAGAAGTTCCAAGGCGCGGCTGCCGATCTGTTGAATCCGAACATCATCGCGCGGGATTTGGGGCTGAGCGAGAAATCCGTAGTGGATCAGACGACTACCCACGAGATGGGCGCTAGCGTGGCCGACCTCATGAAAGCCATTGATGGGCGCACCCGCTCTAAGTGAACAGCTTGTCGAGCAATGGGCTGACCGAAGCTGGCGGCTGAATAACCTCTACTACATTCAGGACAAGTTGGGCGAGGTCGTCCTGTTTCGACTGAACGACGCCCAAAAGACGCTTCTGAAAGACCTGCACTTTCTAAACATCATCCTCAAAGCCCGGCAGATGGGCTTTTCGACGTTCATCCTGATCCTGGCACTCGATTGCTGCCTGTTCAATAGCAACTTCGCCGCCGGCCTGGTTGCAGACACCATCGACAATGCGAAGGGGCTGCTGAAGCGCATCAAGTTTGCCTATGAGCGCTTGCCGGTTGAGATCAAGGCCGCGGTTCCGATCAAGACTGACAACGCCTATGAGGTTGAGCTTTGCAATGGTTCCGGCATTGAGGTTGGCGTTTCCTTGCGGTCTGGAACCAAAAATTTCATCCATGTATCCGAATACGGCAAGATTTGCGCGAAGGCGCCGGACAAGGCCAAGGAAATCAAATCCGGTACGCTGAATACCATCGCCTCGCGTCAGCTCGTATTCATTGAGAGTACGGCAGAGGGTCGCGCCGGGGATTTTTACGACAAGACCCAACAGGCAAGGGGCATGGCCGATGCCAAGCGAGTTCTTGGCGATCTGGACTATCGATTCCATTTCTTCGCTTGGTGGCGCGATCCCACCTATCAGGCGACAAGCGAGCATCTAATTACCGAAGAGGACGAAAAATATTTTGACGGGCTTCTAACTGAAGAAGGAATCAGACTAACCGATCCGCAAAAGTGGTGGTACGCCGCGAAGAAGGTAGAGCAGGGCGACGACATGTGGAAGGAGTATCCATCCACCCCTGACGAGGCGTTCAAGGCGGCGCGCGACGGTGCTTATTTTGCCAAGGAAATGCGGGCGCTGCGCCAGCGCGAGAAAATCGGGGCATTCCCGTTTGTTCCCGGCATTGCCGTGGATACATTCTGGGACTTTGGCTTAGGCGACACGCAGACAATCTGGCTGCATCAGTTGGTGGCAGGCGAAAACAGGTTTGTCGGCTACTTCGAAGATAGCGGCATGGGGTTGGGCCACTATTTCAATTGGCTGGAGAAATGGCGCGCGGCGCGCAACGCGACCTGGGGCCAGCACTACGCCCCGCATGATGTTGACCATCGCCGGCAAACGACAACGAGCGGGCAGGCAGAGACGATCAAGACCATGGCAAGCGGGCTAGGCTACACGTTCGAGACGGTTGAGCGGAATCCGGACAAGGTGAATTCAGTTCAAGGCATTCGCACCAAACTGCCGGGCTGTGCTTTTGATGAAGCCGGCTGCTCCAAGGGGATAATCCATCTTGAGAACTACAGCCGGGACTGGGATGAAAAGCTTGGCGTCTGGCGCAATCACCCGCGACATGACGAACACAGCCACGGCGCCGATGCCTTCATGGTCTTTTCGGATGGATACAAGGTGCCAAGCACGATGACCAGCGTCCCTGAGCCCGAGGAAGACTGGGTTGTTTAATGGCCGCTGAACGAATGGATGACGACAGGCTGAAGGCCCTGTTGTCGCAGGAAATCAGTTCAGCCCTGACCTACGACGATACCGAGCTGTCGCAAAAGCGAGCCAAGGCGCTAGAATACTATCGCGGCGAAATGATCGACACGCCGGCAATGGCCGGGCGCTCGTCGGTTGTCTCGAAAGACCTTGCGGATACCATAGGCTGGATGCTGCCGGGGATTATCCGAGTGTTCACGGCGTCCGATCGTATGGCTCTTTATGAGCCTGAGAAGCCCGGAGACGAGGAATTTTCCAAACAAGCTACCGACTACGCCAACTATGTCTTCATGAAGGACAATCCCGGCTATCGCATCATGTGGGACGCCACGCACGACTCGCTGTTGCTCGGGAACGGCATTGTCAAACATTGGTGGGACGACAAGGAGGAATGCGAGTATTCGGAGCATTCCGGCCTGACCGAGGAACAGATTGCCATTGTGCAAACGGATCAGTCCGTTGAGATTGTGGCGCAGAAGAAAGGCGAGCCGCAGATTATCCTGGTTCCTGGCCCGACCGGACAAATGATGGAACAGCCAATTGGCACCTATGACGTGAAGATCAAGCGGGTTACCGCCTCGGGTCGTCTCAAGGTTGAGTGTATCGAGCCGGAAGATTTCCTGCTGGACCGCGAGGCCACGCAGATCGAGAATGCACGGTTTTCGGCGCATCGACAGGACATCACGAAGTCTGGCCTGATTGAAATGGGCTTTGACCGGGAGATGGTCGAAAACCTGCCGGCTGATCGCTTCTCGAATATGCGGCAGGAAAGACTATCCCGCAGCGAAGGATCCAGTACGTTCTTTAACAACGTCGGCGACGAGTCGATGGCGTTGGTGGAACTGTTCGAATGCTACGTCAAGGTTGATGTTGACGGTGATGGCGTAGCGGAGACGGTTCGCGCTTTCTATGCCGGCTCGGGCGGCACGGGCGAATTGTTGGATTGGGAGGTCTGGGAGGACGACGTTCCATTCTCCGATATTCCTTGCGAGCCCATTCCTCACCGCTGGGATGCCCGATCGGTCTATGACGATACGTCGGACATTCAGCGCGTCAAGACGGTGCTTACCCGTCAGATGCTGGACAATCTGTATTGGGTGAACAACGCGATGAACGCGGCCGAGGAAAACTCGGTCACAAATCCTGAGATGCTGCGGAGCCCGAGGTTCGGAGCTACGGTCTGGTATAAGAAAGGTTCGCTGCCGCCCGCTCCCTTGCCGGTCCCGTTCATCGGGGACAAGGCGCTGCTGGGCCTGCAACACTTCGATAACGTGCGGGAGATGCGAACCGGCGTGTCCCGGTCCACCATGGCGCTGGACCCCGAGGCGCTGCAAAATCAGACGGCGACGGCCGCCAATAACACAAAGGACGCGGCGTATTCGCAAATCGAGTTGATTGCGCGCAACCAGGCGGAATTGGGCTGGAAGCGGGTGTTTCGGCAAATCCTCAAGCTGATTGTCAAGCATCAGGACCGGCCGCGAACGATCAGGCTTCGCGATACGTGGGTAGAGATGGACCCGCGTTCGTGGAATGCCAACATGGATGTGACAATCAATATTGGGCTCGGCACCGGCTCGCGCGATCGTGACATGGCAATGCTGAACCAGATTCTGAATGTTCAGATAGCGATGACCGATCGGCTGGCACAGGGCGGGTTTTCCGCGCAGGCGCTGGAGATGGTGCCGAAGATCAACATGACCGCGACAAAGCTCGCCGAAAGCGCGGGGATCAAGAACCCGGATCAGTTCTATCTCGATATCAAGCCAGAGATGCTTCAGCAGATGAAGCAGGAGGCAGCGAACCGGCCCGATCCCGAGATGCAGAAGGAGCAGATGAAGGCGCAGTCTGCGATACAGGCCGAGCAGATGAAGGCGCAGACGGCGCTTACGCTCGGGCAGCAGGACGCTCAGCTTGCCCAACAGGCGGACGAACGCAAGGCCCAGATTGAGGCCGTGCAGATGCAAGCCGATATCGAGGCGCAGAACCAGAAGACCAACGCCGAGATGGTCCAGGCGCAGCAGAAGTTTGAATTCGACAAGCAACTTGCGATCATGGAGTTTGAGTTTGAGCGCGAATTGAAGATGGCCGAGCTTCAGATGAAGCGGGAGCTTCAACAGCAGCAGATGGCGCAGCAGGCCGAGCAGCATCGCCAGCAGATGGAAGCTGGCATGTTCAAGTCGATGCAGGGCCTGCAGGCACACGAGCAGAAGATGGAAGCTGCGAAAGAATCGGCCGGCGCTGAATGAGTAATCCCGAATTTCTGACTGACAATTACGGCGTTCCAACCGAAACAGCGCGAGAGTTATTGAATTGGGCTCTATTGCAGGAAGTCCACGTTCCAACTCGGTTTCAGGGTGGTCCCTTTGAGCAGAGCGAGCGACAATATCAACGCGCGCGGCGATTAATCGAGCGCGTCAAAGACCTTGGCTACAAACGGGTTTACGAATGAGCGACCACCTCGCCAAGGAAGCCGAGCGGCTCCAGAGCGACGAAACATTTCAGAAGGCATTGAGCGACATCCGGGCTGACGCGCTTGACGCGCTTGCCATGGCCAATGCCGACGACAAGACGATGATCCTGCGCCTTCAGCAAAAGGTCGCGGTGATTGACGAAATCCGCACCGTGCTGGCCCGCTTCATTCTGAACGCGGCCCCCACGGAGCAAGGAGAAGCCAGCCCCTACGCTTAGGACCGCTGGCAAAACACCAAAAGGAAAATTGAATGTCAGACACCAATCCCGCCCCGGCGGCTGGTAACGACGAGGCGTTGTCTTTCAACGACGGCGCCGATGCCATCATGGATCTTTTGAAAGACCCGGAAACGGACCTCAAAGTAGAAGATCAGGGCCAAGAAGAGGCGGCGACCGAGGAAGCCGAGACGGTAGAAGGCGAAGAGCCAGAAGCCGAGGAAGCAACCGAAGAAGCCGAGGCTGACGAGAAGACCGAAGAGGAAGACGGACCCGAAGAAGTCTCAGCAGGCAAGTTTGCGGTCGATACCGCAAATGTGCGCCTGAAAGACGGCACCGTGATCTCCGTTCAAGACCTCAAGCGCGGTTTCCTATCGCAGCAATCGTTTACACGCGGCACCCAGGAAAACGCCAAGGAAAGAGAAACCCTGGCGACGACCAAGGCCGAAGTGGAACAATACGCTCGCTCCTTGCAAGAGCAGCGGGACTTTATCCTTCAGGTAGCACAGCAGTATGTGCCGCAGCCTCCCGATCGCTCATTGTTGGATCGTAATTCGGCCAACTTCGATCCGGTCACTTATGCGGCGCTGAAAGCTGAGTACGACGACCGGATTGGCGTTCTCAACCACCTGCACAACACGTCGAAGGCCGAACAAGACAAGGCCACGCAGGAGCAGGCACGCCAAAAAGAAGCGATGCGAAAGGCCGAGGCCGATCTTCTGGTGAAGGCGATGCCTGATTTGGCAAAGCCCGATGTCCAGAAGAAGTTTTGGGCCGATACCATCGAAACCATGGCTGAATACGGATACTCGCAAGAGGATCTGAACGACGCCATCGATCACCGCTTTTACATGATATTCCGTGATCTCACGGCGTATCGAAAGGCGCGAAGTCGCATCCCGGCCGTGAAAGAAGCCATTCAGTCGAAACCCGTTCTACAGGGCAAGCGACGGATGGACACGAAGGAAAAAACCTCCCGCGAAAGACAGGCAAGGGCCGATCAATTGCGCAAAACCGGCGATTTCGATGCCGGGGTTGGCGCGCTCATGGACCTCGATCTTTAACGGAGAACACAAATGGCACAGGTTGCCAACACTTACGAAACCTACGACGCGGTAGGAAACCGCGAAGAGCTGGCGGATAAAATCCACCAGATTACCCCCGAAGAAACCCCGATGCTGTCCCTGATCGGCCGCAAGCCGGTTTCGTCCACACATCCCGAGTGGCAGACCGATACGCTGGCCTCCCCGGATACGGCCAACAACCAGCCGGAAGGCAACGACTGGACGTATCAGGCCATCACGCCGACCACGCGCGTAGGCAACTACACGCAGATCAGCGACAAGCGCATCATCATCTCGCGTACCCAGGATCGAACCTCCAAGGCCGGCCGCAAGTCGGAATTGGCCCGCGAGGTCGCCAAGAAGGGCGTTGAGCTTCGCATCGACATGGAGGCGATCGTCCTGTCGAACCAGGCATCGACGGCCGGCACCGGCAACGGCGCGACCAATCGGAAGTTTGGCGGGCTTCGGGCGTGGCTGTCGAGCAATGACGACCTGGGCGGCGGCGGCGCGTCTGGCGGCTTCAACTCCTCAACGTCGGTTGTTGATGCAGCGACCAACGGCACCCAGCGCGCCTTCACCAAGGCGATTCTGGATGCGGTGATCCTGTCCACCTACAACGCTGGCGGCAACCCCGCCACGCTGATGGTGAGCCCCTACGTCAAGACCGTATTCTCGCGCTTCATGGACGACGCCGATGTCGTCCCGCTGCGCAAGGAGGTAAAGGGCAAGGGTCAGGCTACCATCATCGCTGCGGCCGACATGTATCAGTCCGATTTCGGGCTGATCTCGGTCATCCCGAATCGGCAGATGGCGCGCGCAGGCGCTACGATCGCCCGCAACGCCTTCCTGGTGGATCCGAAGATGGTTTCGCTCGGCGTGTTCGACGATATCCAGCTCGTGAAGCCGGCAAAAACCGGAGACGCGGAAAAGCGGGCTCTCGTCGTTGAATATACTCTCCTCGTCAATAACGAGGCGGCCCATGGCGTCGCGGCGGACCTCTACGGTCTGACTGCCAGCACGTAAGGAGATACCCACATGCCTGTTACTCACGTTCCCGTCACCATTGCGGATGCAACAACCTATACGGTTTTGGCGCAGAACACCGGCCTCCGTCACTACGTCCCGGACCTCACGTCAACCTGCACCATCACTCTCCCGGCTCCCAAGGCCGGGCTGTGGTTTGAGTTTCTGTACAATGGTGTAGCTGCCGACGCCCAGAATTGGGTGATCGATACTGGGTCGGACACCAACTACTTTATCGGCGGATTGGCGTTCAACGACAATGACACCAATGTCGTCAGCCCGATTGCCGGCGACGGCAATTCGAACTCCAAGCTGACTATCGTCACGCCGGATGTCGGTACCTGGGTTCGCGTCGAATGCGAGTCCGGCGGCATTCTCTGGACGCTCAGTGGCCTCGCCAGCAGCGCCACCATCCCGTCGTTCGCCGATCAGTAACGATCGACAATAGCAACCTTGA